TCGCCATCGCCAACTTCATTCTGAGTCAGGTCGGTAACTGATGCGGCTACTGTTCATGCGCCCCAAGAAGGGAAACGAACTGACGGTTCAGGTGGACGAAGAGTTCAACCAGATCCGCTTCAAGATCGATGATGGCGAAATGGACATGAGCGTCTTCGTGAACCCGAAGGATGCCATCGCCATCGCCAACTTCATTCTGAGTCAGGTCGGTAACTGATGCGGCTACTGTTCATGCGCCCCAAGAAGGGAAACGAACTGACGGTTCAGGTGGACGAAGAGTTCAACCAGATCCGCTTCAAGATCGATGATGGCGAAATGGACATGAGCGTCTTCGTGAACCCGAAGGATGCCATCGCCATCGCCAACTTCATTCTGAGTCAGGTCGGTAACTGATGCGGCTACTGTTCGATATCGAAGCGAACGGTCTGCTGCGGGAGGTCTCCAAGATACACTGCATAGGCACTATCGATATCGATACAGGCGAGCAGCGGTCTTATGGACCCGATCAGATCGATGAGGCTCTGGCGTACCTCTATGAGGCTGATGAGCTTATCGGCCACAACATCCTCGACTATGACCTGAGGGCCCTCTGGAAGGTCAAGAGGTGGGCACCTCGCCCCGGATGCAGGCGTACCGACACCCTCGTCATTTCGCGAGTGATCCATGCGGATCTCAAGCGTGAGGACCAGAAGCGCGTTGGGTTCCCTCCGAAGCTCATTGGATCCCATAGCCTCAAGGCTTGGGGCCTGCGCCTTGGGGAACCTAAGGACGAGTTTGGCTACGACGAGAAGGGCAATCCGCTACCCGGCGTGTGGGACAACTGGTCTCAGACCATGCAGGACTATATGGACCAGGACGTGAGGACCAATAAGCGCCTCCTGTTCCATCTGAAGCCTTGGGAGTACCCCAGTGTCCCTTTAGAGCTGGAACACCGCGTCCAAGAAGTCACCCTGATGATGACGGATGCGGGCTGGCCCTTCAATGAGGACGCTGCGACTGACCTCTACAGCAAACTGGTGACTCGCCGGGATGAGCTTGAGACCAAGCTGATAGCCACCTTTGGCTCTTGGCAGGAGGTCGACAAGGTCTTCATCCCCAAGCGGGACAACAAGCGCCTTGGGTACGTCAAGGGCGTCGAGGTCACGAAGTACAAGACTGTGACCTTCAATCCGGGGTCACGGGTCCACATCGAGAAGAAGCTCAGGGAGTTCGGCTGGAAACCTACCGTGTTCACCAACAGTGGACGCGCCAAGGTGGACGAAAAGGAACTGCTCAAGATCGAACTGCCTGAGGCCAAGGATCTCATTGAGTATCTGTTGGTCCAGAAGAGGCTAGGTCAGATTGGAGATGGCGACAATGGCTGGCTCAAGATGGTGGGCGTGGATGGTTGTATTCATGGTCGATATAACCCTATGGGTACTAACACTGGACGCGCTGCGCATTACAGCCCAAACCTTGGTCAGGTACCTAAGGTAAGCGCCCCATACGGCAAGGAATGTCGAAGCCTCTTCACGGTCCCTCAGGGCTGGAAGCTGGTCGGTGCGGACCTTGCGGGCGCTCAGCTTCGCTGCTTCGCCCACATGATTGCCTTCTACGACAAGGGGGCCTACGCCGATGTCATCCTCAGCGGTGACATCCATTGGTATCACGGAAAGATCATCTGTGGCCTGCCAATGGACCTTGAGTACGACAAGACCGACCCCAAGCACGTCCAGATCCGCGAGAAGTCCAAGACGACGATCTATGCGTTCCTCTTCGGCGCTCAACCTCCCAAGATCGGCTCCATCTGGTATCCCTCACAGCCTCGCTCTGTATGGGTCAAGGAAGGTTCAGTCATCATGCGCCGCCTTGAGACCAAGGTGCAGGGCTTGGGTAAGATCAGGGACCAGATTGCGAAGGCCCTCAAGTCCCGTAAGCACCTTAAGGGTCTTGATGGTCGACTGATCCCCGTCAGGTCCGAACATTCGGCACTCAACGCCGTCATTCAGAACTACGAGGCTGTCCTGTGCAAGACTTGGCTGGTCTCTGCGTATGACCGCTTGATTGCCTCTGGCCTCAAGTGGGGATGGGAGGGGGACTTCGTGTTCTGCGGATGGATCCATGACGAGCTACAGGTTGCCTGCCGCGAGGACAAGGTCACACTGGTCTCAGGGATAGTCACGGGTGCAGCTAGGGACGCAGGGATACCTTACGGGTTCCGTGTGCGCCTCGATAGCGATGCTTCCGTTGGCGATAACTGGGCACAAACTCACTAAGAAGCAAACGAAAGGACACCTAATGACCTCCAGTATTGACTCCAATCTGGCGCGCATTGTGATCGAAGCTCACCGGCACGGTTTCAGTGTCCAATCGGACTTCGCGCGCCGCAATGCGGACTACGTGGCAATGGCCGCATCGATGGGTCTCGTCTCCACGAGGATCGTCGGGAACGCCTTTGGGCGTATGTGGCGACCCACAGTGGAAGGCATGACCTTCCTTCAAGCAATCGATGTGGAACTTATAGAGGACGATGCTCATGCTTAAGACTATCCTGCTGATCTGCTCGCTCTCTACGCCTCGCGCAGAGTGTACCAAGGAAACCGCTGCGAGCGTTACCAACATTGGTATGGAAACCAGCAACTACAACTGCCTCTCGCGTGGTGAAACCGTGGGTGCGGCCATCGCTCTGTTCGACGCGAAGGTCTACGCCAAGATCGTCTGCGAAAGGGTCAAGTGATGCTGTGGGAATGGTTCTTTGCGGCCTTCATCTGGCTGCACACGAAACTCTTCGGTGACGAGGATCCTTGGGGGTTCGCATGAGCGAGCGTCCTCAGAAGGTCATCATCCACAACACGAAGCCCAACGAACTGTACTTCGCTACGAGGGCCGCTGAGGACCTCATGGAGAACCTTGCGAAAAAGGATACGTGTCTCATGTGGCCGACTACTGGCTACTCCGCGTATGCGGTTCGCAACACCAAGTCTATCTCTGTATGGGGGCACTATGAGTCAACTCAAGGCTGAGTACATCGACCACATGGGTGATGACCTGAGCGTGGTCAGGGCGGCGCGGGTGAGCTTTGCGGCTGACCCTGAGGCTAACTTTGAGTTTCCTTGCGTCCTGTGTGGCGCTGACGTGGTAAAAGGTGAACCATGTCGTGGAAGCAGCTATGACCGGGAGGAGAAGTACTGCGGTAGCTGGTCTACCAAGCGCCTCTCTGAGCGTGACCAAAAGCTCATCGCGTACCTCGCCAAGCACCACCACTGGACGCCCTTCGCTCACACCTCGATTACCTTCCGCTGCTCTGCGTCGGTCCCGAACAGGCCCGCTTCGTCCTCCCGCAGGGCTGCATCGTCAACTGGTACTGGACAGGGTCACTTGCCGCCTACGCCAGGTTCTACAAGCAACGTACCGATCCTCATGCTCAGCGTGAGGTGAAGGAGCTTGCCGAGATCATTGGAGCCAAACTTGGCGAACTGTTCCCGGTTAGCTGGTCTGAACTGACCAAATAGTCCGCGTATATCCATAAGCATACGGAAGTGCGTATAGTACACATCACCATCCAACAAGGGGATTACAATGGAAAATCTGCTTCATATTGCTCTTGGCCTGGTGCTCGGCCTCTCGCAGGCCCATACGCACGTTCAGGTGCATGAGGATATCCGCTGGCTGATGGCTGAACTGGGTGTCCAGATTGCCACCATCACCATCTTCGTCACTATGGTCGGCTAAGGAGGTCCTATGATTATCTCCAAGAAGTCTCCCTTGACTGGCAGATGGAACGCGAAGGACATTGACGTGACCCCGGAAGAGCTTCGTCGCTGGCAAAGCGGCGAGCTTATCCAGAACGTCATGCCACACCTCTCCCCCGATGACCGCGAGTTCCTGATGACTGGCCTCACGCCTGCCGATTGGGACGAAATGACAGGAGCCGAATGATGACCTTTGGTGAATTTGTCACGGACGTCATCGGCGCGTGGCTATGCGTGATGCTCACGGTCCTTGGGGTCCTCTTCATTGGCTTGGTCGTCGGCTGGTTCACGAATGGAGAGAACGAATGACTACCACTACTCCCCCACTCGTTGACTTCCTGCTCAACGTGGTTATCCCGATTTCGGTCTCCGCTGTTCTACTCTTGCTGGCCGGATTTGTGGTTGCTCTCTCTATCTCCGCTGTGAAGGACTTTCTCAAATGATCTTCACTGTCATCGCTTACAATGGCTGAGAAGAGTTCGCCAAGATCCGCGAGCTTCTCTTCGACAACGGGTTCGAGTTCAACTACGTGACCCTCGACAACAAACCGGAACTCAAGGATATCTTGGAGGCCGTTGGGTTCTCCAAGACCCCTATCGTCTTCCTCAAGTCCTATCCTGACCAGCCTCCGTCCCTTATCGGGGGCTACGGCGACCTCAAGGACTATGTGGACTTCCGCAACTTCCTCAAGACTCCCAAAAAACACACGAAAGGACACTGAATGGCTCTCACTCAGACCACTGCGGCTATCGAGGCGCACAACTACTTCCCCGTTGCCCGCGAGCTTCTGACGCTGGTCCTGAACCACGGCAACACGCTCACCAGCCTCAACGCCATCAACCAGACCCTCGCTCAGGTCTCTGCGGACCAGAAGAACTCCGTCACGACCAACAAGGTCCCGACCGGCGCTTATCCGATTTACAAGGCCTGACATATGCCGACTCCTGTCCATGAATGTGAGAAGCGGGGCCGCAATGTCGTGTGCCCCGCGTGTGGCCGAGTGGCTCCCGACTTCTGCCCGAACGACGAGCCGGAAGGCTGGGGCGCTCAGCCTGTGGGCTTCTTGACGGGTTCGGATCTCCCGGTGTCCGTCGAGGAACGCAAGGAAGCCGAAGAGGCTCAGCAGGAAACGCTTCAGGAGGTCGCTGAGGCCTTTGAGAAGGTCGCCAAGGGCAGAGGTAGCCGGAAGGCCCCCACGCCCGCCAGCGAGGCCCCTGAGGCTAGCGAAGAGGCCTCCAAGTGATCGAGTTGACGCTGAAAGAGACCGGCAGGCCGTTCCTGCTGGATCACAAGCTCATTCGGTCGGTGACGCAGGGTGACGATGGGGTCCTCGTCTGGATCGACCTTGAGAAGCCTATTGGCTACCTCGTCAAGGAAACCTTCTCCACCGTCAAGCGCAAGCTCAGCGAACTGGAGCCTGAATGAGTAAAACCGTCCTGCTACTGGATGGCGACCTGATCCTCTATCGGAACGCCATCGCCTGCGAGCGGGAGGTCAAATGGGACAATGAGAACTGGGTCCTGTGGTGCAACGAAGAGAACGCCTGGAGCAACATTCAGGCACATATCGGACACCTACAGACCAAGCTCAAGTCAGATAAGGCGCTCCTCGTATTCAGCGAGGGGCGTTCCTTCCGTTATGACCTAACGCCGACATACAAAGCGAACCGATCGGATACCCGAAAGCCTCTTGGTTATGCGTCACTGGTCGAGCGCGCAAAGGAAACCTACGAGTGCCGGTCCTTTCCGAACCTTGAGGCGGATGACGTTATGGGTCTTCTCGCCACCAAGCCGGGGAAAGAGCGGCGCATCGTCGTGTCCGAAGACAAGGACATGAAGACCATTCCGGGCCTCCTGTACCGCAAGGGTGAACTTGTGGAGGTCAGCGAGACCGAGGCCGACTATTGGCACCTCTACCAGACGCTCATTGGCGATACCGCTGATGGATACGCTGGGTTGCCGGGGTGTGGCCCTAAGACCGCTGAGAAGATCCTGAAGGACGCTGAGTATCAGTGGCAGGCTGTCGTGAACGCCTTCATCAAGAAGGGTCTGACGGCTACTGACGCCCTGCTCCAAGCGAGGCTCGCCCGGATCCTTAGGTGGTCCGATTGGGACAATACGAAGAAGGAGGTCAAGCTTTGGACACCGTCGAAGTGAACGCTCTCTGTCCGCACTGCTACACCTATATCCAGCCTGACATTGAACACTTGTGCGCTGGAAAGATTGCTCAGGCGATTGTTACCGCTCAGGAACTTCAGTCCCTTCAGTCACCCAATGTTCCCGATCAGGCACCTAAGATCACCTCTGATGGTGGCTCGACGGCCTACTACGACTTCCCGCCGGGGGCCAAGACCCTCATGGACCTGATCGAGTACAAGAATATGCCGTTCGGCTTGGGTAACATCTTCAAGGCGGTCTACCGCTTTGGCGAAAAGGATGTGGCCTCAAAGCTGTACGACATCAACAAGATCATCTGGTTCGCAGAGCGCATCAAGGCGCAGTTGGAGAAGGCATAATGTCCGAGACAGATTTCGCCTATCTCCTACTGGTGATGGGAACGTGCATCATGCTCAAGAAGGCCCTGGTGGGCTAAGGAGGTCATATGGAATGGTTCTTTGAGAAAGCCTTCCCGTGGTTCTTTGGAGCCGTTCTGCTTCTGATTGTTGCCGGTCTGATCGGATCGATCCACCAGTACGGAAGGCTTATGGAACAGTGCATGGCTGATGGCCACGCCGAGTACGAATGTATTGCTTACCTCAATCAGGGAACCGTTACGGTCTATCATCGATGAAGGAACTGGTCCCTGAGCGCCTCTACGAGGACTACGCGCGAGGTATTGGATACACTTGGACACTCAAAGCCCCAAGGTGCGAGGATATCGAGGTCTGGAAAGAGGACAACGGGACCATTCGCATCAGGCAGGAAGAGGGTCGCAACGTCGACCTTATCTCGCTCAACGTGGGCCAAGCCTACGACCTCCTGAAGGCCCTCGCCAGGGCGCTGGAGGTCTGATGCCTCTGTATCCCGAAATGTCACACGAAGCCCTCACGCGGCTTCCCCGCATCGCCCAAGAGGTCATCAAGACTGATCGGGTGCTGGATCACTTCAAGGCTGACAAGGTGATTACCATTGGTCAGGCCTTGGTTTACCGCGAGACCATCAAAGGCCGCGAAACCCTCACCAAAGCAATGGACGAAATCTATGGCCACCGATCAACTGGAAAACATCCCATCCTCGAAGTCTGAGACCCCGGCTGCGGCCTTGGTCCGTGAGTTCAATGAGGCCTTCGAGAACCCCAAGGACCCTGCCCTGTGGCGCAGCCTGATCCGCGAGGAAACCGCTGAGGTCACTCAGGCTGCTGCGAACCTCCTGAAGGAGTTATGTGACCTAGTCTACGTCATGGAAGGCGCTCAGTGGGCCGGTGTCGACATCGAGACCCTCGGCGCGCAGACCTTGGCGAACATTTTGGTCCTCTTCCGGCTCTATGGGAAGGCCTTCAGTGACGCTCAGTTCACTGAGGCGTTCAAGCGTGTCCACGCCAGTAATATGTCGAAGCTGGTCGATGGCAAGCCGCTGCGCCGGGAGGACGGTAAGGTCCTTAAGGGTCCGAACTACAAGGCCCCTGACCTCATCGATATCATCTAAGGAGTACATCATGCAGACCAAGATCAAACTGAAACCCAGAGAAGCCGATACGCTCCCTGTGGCTGGTACTGACGGCCTCAAGTACGCTGTGGTCTATCGAGACTCTGAGGTCATCACCCTGTTCCACAGTCAGTACTCCGCTGAGAAGTTATGCTCGATCTACAATCCGAGCGACGTGACGATCCGCGAAGTCGCTGAATAACTACAAACAAAAGGACACCCTATGCCCTACCTTCTGATTCAATTCATCGCCCTGATCCTGTGGTTCACGGTGCCTGCCATTGCGGTCATCCCGCTGTGGCTGATCCTGTTCCCGCTGTACGTCGTGATCTTGCGAGTGCTGATCTTCGTCGGCGTGTTCCTCGTTGCGGCGGCTGTCAGCAACTAATGGATTACACGCCTTCTGTCCGTGCGGATATCATCACACGCCGCACCTATGCCCGGCCTCTCAATGAGGCTGGGACTCGCTTCGAGACGTGGCTCAATACGGTCAACAGGGTCATTGGACACCAGCGGTGGCTTTGGGAGCGCGCAAGGGGCGGTCGACCGCTAACTCACGATATGGAGAAGGAGCTTCGTGATCTTAAGAAGCTTATGCTTGATCGAAAGGCTCTTCCGTCTGGACGTGCTTTATGGATGGGCGGAACCGATGTAGGCCGCAGGCGCGAGTCTGCTCTCTTCAACTGCTCATTTGGCCGAGTCGAAACCGTACATGACGTGGTGGACGCCCTCTGGCTCCTCCTCCAAGGCTGTGGCGTCGGGTTCGAGCCGGTCGTGGGAACGCTTAGTGGACTGTCGAAGCCTGTCAAGCTCAACATCATCCGGTCCAAAAAGACCGATGTAACCGACAAAGGCGCGGAGTTTAACATTGAGAGCTTTGAATGGGACCACCTCGTCCAAGGGTATCATTGGACCATCAGGCTGGGTGACAGCGCCGAGGCCTGGGCTAAGGTCGCGGGTAAACTCCTCGCAAACAAAAAGCGGTGCGACATGCTCACCATCGATCTCTCTGAGATACGTCCTGCTGGTGTTAGGTTGCGAGGATACGGCTGGATCTCGTCAGGCGATGAGCTTATCGCAGACGCACTGGCTAGCATCGTCACGATCCTGAACAAGAAGGCGTGTCGCCTCCTTAGCCGCATCGATATCCTCGATATCCTCAATCACCTTGGGCGTATCCTCAGCAGCCGCCGTAGCGCGGAGATTGCTGTGGTACCCTATGGGGACCCTGAGTGGGTCGAGTTCGCCAAGGCCAAGAAGGACCACTGGATTGATAACCCCCAGCGGGCGCAGTCCAACAACAGCCTTATCTTCTACCACAAGCCGAGCGAAGCTGAGCTAATGGATATCTTCCAGCTTATGCTCGACTCTGGAGGCTCAGAACCGGGGCTCCTCAATGGTCAAGCGGCTCTTAAGCGCGCTCCGTGGTTTAAGGGTGTCAACCCGTGTGCGGAGATTTTGCTGGGGAATAAGAATTTCTGTAACCTTGTGGAAGTGGATCTTCGCAAGTTTAACGGAGACTGGGACGGACTCTGTGAGGCTGTGCGTTTGGTTGCCCGCGCTAACTACAGACAAACTTGCGTCAATCTCCGTGATGGTATCCTCCAGTCGTCGTGGCACGAACTGAACGAGTTCCTGCGCCTCTGTGGCGTGGGCCTCACAGGCATCGTGACTTGGGAGTACCAGAAGGACCATGTGCGCCGTAAGACGCTCAGGGACATTGCTCGCCTTGGTGCCATGAAGATGGCCGACGAGCTTTACCTTCCGCGTCCTCAGGCCGTGACCACGATCAAGCCCTCAGGCACCCTGAGCAAGATCATGGATACCACTGAGGGGATCCACAAGCCATTGGGTCGCTATATCTTCAACAACGTGAGGTTCTCCAAGCATGACCCTATTGTGGAAGAGTGTGCTGCTGCTGGATATCGTGTGTTCCCCGATCCTTACAATAGCGATGGCGTACTCATTACTTTCCCGGTGGCTTGGGAAGACATCGAGTTCCATGAGATCGAGCGAGACGGAAAGATCCTCCATGTGAACCTTGAGTCGGCTGTCGACCAGCTTGAACGCTACAAGGACTGGATGAGCGACTATGTCGATCACAATGCGTCCATTACGGTCTCTTACGATCCGAGCGAAGTCCCGGCTATCGTGAAGTGGCTGAGGGACAATTGGGATGACTATGTGGGCGTCTCGTTCCTGTTGCGTAATGACCCGACGAAGTCCGCTGAGGACCTTGGGTATCCCTACTTGCCGCAGGAAGTGGTGACTAAGGAAGCCTATGAGGAATACGTGGCGGGCCTCAGACCTGTGACCATCGTCGACTCCAGCGAAGAGCTTGACGATGGTAGCTGCGCGTCAGGCGCTTGTCCTATCAAATGATCGAGTGGGCGCTCATAGCCGCTATTGCGGTGCCTGCTGGTATCGTCCTGCTGCTTGCCACAACCTTCGATAACTCGATGTGGTTTAGGCCTCGCTAACCGAAAAAGACCGATAGAAGACCAAGGGATTTCCCAAGGCCGACTATCGGTCTTTTTGATTATCAGTGACCTGGATACTGACCGAGCCAGGCGTTGGCCTTAGCGAGGCCGAGAGCGGACGCAGTACCGCCTGCAAGCCACATAAGGTATTTCACCGAGTTATGGATGAACGCCCATCGGGCATTGCGCTCAATCATGTCCGCGTAGATGCTTTCGATCAGCGGCAGGACCTTGTCTATCTTGGCTTCCAATTGAGCGATGCGCCCTTCGTGGTTGAGGTCGATGGGGTCGACCATTGGTTACTTCTTGACCGTAGCAGCCGCGAGAGCCGAGGCGACAGCCGCCTTGGTCTGCGTGTAGGCCCGATAGCCCACAGCGACCGTCTCAGGGGTCGACTTGCCGCTGGAGTAAGCCTGAGCGAACTTGATGAACTCCTCAGCCGCGACAGAGGCCGCAGCGACCGAAGCTCCTACAGCCGGATCACTGGTAAGGCCGAGGGCCGTGACGATCTCCTGAACCTTCGCAAGATCCGCCTCGATGACGCTGGAGTTACCAGCAATCCACCTGAGGGCCTTGTCGATATCGGAGGCTATGACCTTCTCTTCATTGACCACATCGATGAAGACCTTCTGGACGAAGTCCTCAGTGGCCTTGAAGAACGAGAGGAAGCTGAAAGCCATTACTTGGTCGCGCCTTCTTTAAGCACGACGCCGAGCAGACCACCGATGGCCACACCGAGGGCAGCAAGCGCCGACTGGAAATTCGGATTGAAGGCGACGTGCAGGGACGCCGCGATGGTGAGCGCCAGACCGTTCCAAGTGGACGGCTCCTTAGCGCGAGCAACAGCCCAATCAAGGGCGAGTTTGGTGAACACGTTCAAGGGAATAAACCTTTGTTATCTGTGGGCAAGTTGAAGGTGCATTGGATCGATGTCCCCGTTGTCACCACGCCACGTAAAACCATGTCGCTCAAGGATTGCAGCGAAGTGTTTATCGAGCATCCCCCTTCCGTCTTCCCATTTGTGGGGGAAGGGATTGTGACCGGGGTCCATGTCAATGGCACAGCCCCAAGCGTGGACCGAAAGTCTCGATCCGCCCCGTTGGGTGCGGTAGCAGAAAGTACCGCCAGAAATGTCGAGACGATGAGCTTTGATGTAATCAGCGCCAAGCTCCTTAAGCGCGTCTGAGAAAGCAGCCTGGAAGACCGGGAGGCACTTCTTGTGGACCCTAAGAGTACGCAGCGGAGTATTCTTACCGTCGCTGTAGAACATGGGGTACGGGGGGGTCCAAGGGACAAGGAAGGTGTTCGCCCACACAGGCGAGACCTTACCATTGTGTCCCCGAGGATCCCCATAGAAGGCATTTAGTGCCTCAACGTCTTCATGTGGCCACTGCTTCTGAATGTCAGTGGGCATGATTATCCTGTAGAGACTGAGAGCGACTCGCCGTTCTTCCAGACCTTGTTGTAGGCGTGAGGATTGCTCGTAGGCAGACCAGCGATGAACGCGGCCATCGAGGTCCCGAACGCACCAGTCACAGAGGCCGCTGAGGCGCTTGCGGAGGCCGCAGAGGCGCTGGCCGATGCAGCCGCAGCCTGAGCAGCAGCCACCTGAGACGCAAGGGACGCTGAGGCCGCAGGGGTCGGATTGATCCCCTGATAGAAGGACGAACTATTGGCCATAGGTCCACCCGCCGTAGTTGTTGTAAGGCTGCGGATCGTCGGAGTAGGCCGGAGAGATCGATGCGTTAATCAGTTCGTCACGATCTGCCATGTCTTGGAGTGACCCAAGGATCTGCGCAAAGCGGTCCTCAAAGCCCTGCTTGCGGTCATCGAGGAAGTAGTCGGCGGCATAGCAAAGAGCGCCATAGATCAGGAGATCCGGGGCAACGTCAGTGAGCCAATTGTGATCCGTGCCAGCCGACAGGCCCGAGGCGTCCTGATAGTACGTGATGTAGGCAACCGAGCCGGTGCCGGGGTACGGGCCGATCAGGAAGTTAGCGCCCTGCCGATAGTAGGACGTAGGGTTGCCAGGAAGGTTGCTGAGGCGGATGCCTGTCTGGTGATCGACGCGAGTCAGCTTGCGCTGGTTCGTGTTGTCGTTGAAGGTGATGTCAATGAGTTCCAACAGGTCGCCGGGAACCGGCACGGACGAGGTGGAGCCATCGAACGTAAAGGTCGCCACGGCCTCCATCGCGGGGATCCTCAGGTCCCTCTGGATCCTCTGGATAGCCATGCCGATGAAGGTCTGTAGCTGCGTGGACGTAAGGTCCCTGCGGTTCAGGATGGCCTGAACATTGGTTTGAATATCGGAATAGAGCATTAGACCTTGAAAAGGATTGTAGCCCCAAGGTGATCCTTGGGAGCCTAAAGGTGATTAGCAGTGCGTAACTATGCCGTTCGTGACCACAAGCGTCGAAAGGTTCACAGTACCAGCCGAGCAGGACACACCCTGTACGTTAGCCCCAGCGTAATACTGGTTGGCGTAGACGTTAGCGATGCGGTTGTGTATGTCACCGAGGTTCAACGCAGAGTCACCAGTGGGATAGAGCGTCGCAGTGTTTCCGCTCACGGTCCACTTGACTGCGCCGCCGATGCCAAGGGTAAGGCTCGCGCCTGATCCTGAAGTGAGCGCAAGGGTGCCTAGAGAATTGTTGACGGTCGCCACATAGATCGAACCAACAGGAGTCGTCGCATTGCCGATGTTTCGGCTGGACGAGTCAGGGGCAAGCGCACCACCATCAGCACTAATCGACCAAGGGGTCGCTGAGCCAATCCTAAGGCGCACGTTGTTACCACTAGCCGCCTGTAGGATCATATCGTTCGCGGCGCTGATGAATTGACCAGTGCCGAGATATACCGCTGAGCCAGTGAAGGTGCCCGACGAGAAGTCGATGCCGTAACCATAGGTGCCGGTGAAGTCGATGCCTCGATCGAAGGTCACGCCAGGGTCGGTCCCGATCAGAATACCCCGGCCCGCGTGAGCGCCTGAGGTTCCCTTAGCCTGTACCGAGACAGCCACACGCTGCTTATGGGAGTCCGTGGTAGCCGACCAGGTCGACACGTCGAACTCTGCGCCAATGCAGGACGAGATAGGATCAGGGATGTTTGTCTGATCGATGCAGATGCCGTACTGCGCCCAAGTGGCCCCGACAGTGATATCCACCATCGTGCCAGCCGTGGTCATATCGCCGGTCGTAGTGTTCAGATAGGAGACCGTACAGGTTCCAGAGGAACAGCTTGAGGCCGTCACTTGGGCGGCTGTAGCGTTGTAGCCGCTAGGGGCCACACCTGAGACAAGCACGTAATGGCCGACCGGGATCGTTCCGTTCAGCGGATCGGAATATGTGATGGTCGCCGTGGTGCCGTCGCCTGAGGCCGCTGTGACCGCAAAGGACCAAGTGGACGGAGGGTTCTTCCAAGCCGTGCCTGCCACAGCCACGTTATGTGAGTTTTTGGAGACGTTGGAATAGTTGGCCATTTCCGCCGAGAAGGCGTAGGTGGACCCTTGGTCGCTGGGGTTATTCGAGGCCTTAACGAGGGCAGACGAATAGACGTAGGCAGGGTTACCGGAGCCAAAGTTTATGTGGCGGTCAGCCCGGAACGTAGCGGTCCCATCAAAGGATCCGGGGTTATTCCAAATGAACCAATGGGACTGATTGAGGCCCGGAACGCCTGTACCCTGCACGTTGCCTGTCAGACCGGGAAGGCCGGGAGTCGTGAGGGTTCCGGGACGCTGAGGTTCTGAAAGGTAGTCGTTTGGCCGAAAGCAGCCACAATGAACAGCAGGGACCCGAAGGTCCCCGCCAGAAGTCGTTTAATCAATCTTAGCCTCCGAAGGCAGCGGTAACCGCCGTTGCGAAGTCAGGAGCGCGCACAAGGCCGGTCATGTAGTGGACGTTAGTCACGTTGGGAGACGGACTGCGGTAGAAGCCCTGCTTCCAATAGTGAGCCTTGGTCGTGGAGACCGAAGGCTTCGTTGAGAGCGTCTGGACCCCTGAGACACTGAGGACCTGTTGGAAGCCCGCAGCGCCCTCATTGCGCCTCCACACGTTCACTGCGCCGGTATTGTCCGTTGCGAAGGTGACGCCGACCACAAAGTCCACGAAGCGGCCTGCATTGAGTGAGCCATCGAGGAACGGATAGGTCTTGCTGTAAAATGGCAGATCGAGGTTCGCAGCGTTCAACGTGAGCGAAAACTTGTCCGTCAGGTTGTGGCGAACATCATTGACACCCACGTCGATCCACACGGTATCGTAGGTGGATACAGCGGCCACAAGGTTTGGAAAGGTGTTGGCGAGAAGCTGGCTGGTATCATAGCCAGAGACGCCGAAGTTCTGGAGGGGCGTGAAGTACTGGCCGAGGAGGCGATTGGTCCAGTTAAGGAACCCCACATTCGCCTGCTGCATGACCGCGTACTGCGCGCCAGCCGGTTGAGGGCTGGGAGTGATCCAGTCAAGAGCGACCTTGCTGTCTCCGAAAGCGGCCAGTCGACGGCCAATGCGCGGCAAATTGGAGACATTAAAGGGTGCAGCGGGAATAAGGGGCAGCGCCATTCTTAACCTCGAAACTCGACGGAAACGGTCGTGTTGGAAGCAGCGATAAGCTGGAGGGCGGCGAGCGCCTTCTGACCATGAATGGACCACGCCTGACCGGAAGCGATAGGCTGACCAACCGTGGAGGTCGGAGCCGTACCGTCGCAGCGGTAACGCAGGGAGCCGGTCTCAGGCGTAATGAAGGCGATGGTAGCCCACGGAGGGACGGGAACGCTGAGTCCCGAAAGGCTCTTCGCAGTGTTACCAACCGTCACCTGATAGTAAACAGGAGCCTGCGACGAGTACGACACGTCATAGGTGTTCGTAATGGACATTAGATAACCTTGTTGGTGGTAATGAAGGCGTCTAGATCCTCAGACTTGAGCTTCAGGATGATGCTTCGGGCCGACTCTTTCATCACGTCGAAGCCCTCGCGTTTCCACTTCTCGACCACAGCGGTCGGAATGGACGCAAAGCGATGGAAGTCACCCATAGGGCGGCGAGTGGACTCAAGCCGCGCCTCTTTGAGGCTGTCTAGGAAATCAGTGGGAATCTCTTGGGTCTGCTTGATGACAAGCTGGTGGTCCTGGCCACCGTCCATAAATTCGATAAGGGGGTCGATCAGTTTCATCTAGCAATCAGAAGGTAAAAGAGGGAGAGGCATATAGCCCCTCCCCCAAGGTATATTACGCAGACTTGCGAACGATAGCGGACGCGAAGTAGTTGCGGTGCTTCAGCGAGAACTCGCCTACAATCATCATGCGGGTCGAGTCGCCAACCTTGGCCAGGGTCTCGCGGGACCACGGGCGAAGGACCTGGCGCTTCCACATTTCCGGCTCGAAGATCAGGTAGTCGGTCGCAAGCTGGAAGCGGTTCAGGATGACCTTGATCTCACCATAGGGCGAGACATAGAGGTCGATCACGTTGACGATAGAGTCTTGCGAGTTGCGAGTACCCGTCTGGAGGGTGCGGTAACGACCAGCAGCCGCCGCGTAGTTGGCGATGGTGATAGCCTCAGCCGGGGGAACCATGAGGACCGAGGGGTCCGCACCGTTCACGTAGAGGCTATTCAGCGTGGTCATCAGGACCGCTTCGGTCATGGTCACGCCAGCGCCGCCCGTCTTAATCAGGAGCGAGGAGTCGACCATCGCCTGATATGAGGCCATCGTGCGGGCGACCGAGGTCGAGCCAGCAGCGGCGGTCTGACCGCTCAGCATGATAGCCTCAAGGTCACGCTTGACCTCAGCCGAGTACTTGCCGAGCTGATAGGCAATTTCCTTCGCACGACCGTAGCGCGACACCGCATCGGTGGTCGCAGCGACGTTGACGGTCTTGCTGAGGATCTGCGTATAGTTGTTGCGCATGACAGTAGCGACCGGCGCAGCATCCGAAGCAACGAAGCCATCAACGAAGGCGTTCGAGGTGTTCGGGGAGGCCAGCGAGTCTTCCTGCCACTGGAACAGAGTATTCCAGACCTTTTCCTCGCCCACAAGCGTGGTGAACGGGGTCTTGGTCGGGGAGATCATGGTGATGATGTCGGAGATATCTTCCTTCTTACCGACAACGTCATACGAGGTAAACGAAGCCATTGCTTACAAAATTTCCTTAGAGAACGAGTTGTTTAGCCAATGATGCGCGAGAAGAACAATTCAGTCGCAGCATCGACCGAGCCAGTACGAGCGAGGGCTTCCTTGGCCGCTGCACTCTTGTCAGGCTTTGCTTTGTTGGAGGTTTCAGTGCTGCCAGACTTGAGGATCTTCTTGGGGGTCTTGATGACCTTCGTGGTCTTCTCAAGAGCCTTCTGACCCTTGTCGAACAGCATGGCTTTGTGGATCAGCTTGATGGCGGCAGGATCGGTGATCTCGTTAACGAAATTCGCGTCGATACCATTTCCGATGGCGAAGTAACGGATCTCGTCGTACAAGGCCTGCGACCAGCCCTTAATACCCTTCTCAGGGTCGTTCAGGACCTTGTGCGCCTCAATGGCCTGCTGGCGAAGCGTCTGCTGACGCTGCTGCTGGGCCGTCTGATACACGGTGTCGAGTTCCTGGCTGTAGAACCTCACGTCATCGAAGGCTTTCTGTGCTTCGCTGCGGAGGGCAGACAGTTCCTCGCCGGTAATATTGGGGTCTTTCGCAAGGGTCAGAAAGTCGATCTGCTCGTAGGGCTTAGCGCGCTCCATAGCGCGGTTCAGCATCGTTTGCAGGGCGACCGTCTGCTTAGCACCAAGCTCTTCATACTGCTTGCGCTGTGCAGCCACTTCTTGGGACTTGCGGGTAAGAGCAGCTTCCTGACCGTAGAGGCGCTTAAGGTCCTTGACGGGGACTTCATGTTCCTCGTCGCCAACCTTGATCTTCACAACAACGTCGTCATCTTCATTCTTGGCCTTTGAAGGTTTCTCGTCGTCGTCGGAGGCTTCCTCTTCAGTTTCCTCAGCTTCGTTATCTTCGGACTCGTCCTCTGGACTTTCGTCGGTGGACTCCTCGTCAGCCTCAGGAGCTTCGGTTTCCTGCTCTTCGTGGTGTTCTTCCTCTTCGTTCTCTTCGGGTAGCTTTTCAGCGCCCTTTTCTTTAATACGCGCGAGGAAGGCGTCAGCAGCATCAAAGACGCCGCCAGTAATTTCAGTTTCAGTTGCGCCCGTATGGGTAGCAATCGTCATCAGTCGATTTCTTTCGCTTGTTCTTTGGCCTTAAGCTCAGCCAGTAGTTCTTCAGCCGCCGTCTGGTAGGCCTTGAGTGAATTGATAAATTCCGAGAGGGCATGGTGGCGATAATACAGTTCGCTGCGCAGTTTTCCCTCTTCGGGCTGTGTGTTAAACGAGGCTTGCTTGATGCGCTCAAGCTCATCCCTGAAGAAGAACATAGTGTCCTCACTCTCAAGGATGAGCCGAGCCTGTTCGCCCCGCCGAATGAGTTCTTCGGCGTCCATTTGTGTTAGCTTCCGAATAGGCCTGAGAAGATACCGGCAAGCGGATTGGTGTCAGCGGGGGCCGCAGCAATCATAAGAGGCTGCTGCTGATCCGAAGAGACACCCTGAACGGGCGTCGAGGCCTGACCACCACCAAAGAGGTTGCTAAGGCCACTCCCAAACATACCGAAAGTATGCCCCATGTTGGCCAGTAGACCGTGCTGCTTGGCGTTCCAATTAGGATCGTTGAGGCCAAACAGGTTGTTAAACAAGCCATGCCCGTTCTTGCCCGCCCCGGACAGCAATTGGGTAGCCGTGGGGTTCGCCTGGATATTCTGCGGACGCGGGGGAGGCAGAGGGACGTTGTTGCCACTTTTCAGGCTATTGTTGAAGGCCTGAAGGCCAGCGCCAGCCGCAGGCCGCTGTGGGGGCGTAGGGGGATTAAGGACCGGGAGGTTGAGGCCCCCCGGAATGTTCTGAGGGTCGTACAGTTGGAGACCCTGCGCGAACTGAGCGCCCTGATTTTGAGCCTGAGCGTTCTGTTGGAGACCCGCCGCAGCCAGCGGGTCCATCATGTTCAGCGAGGGGTTTCCTGAGGTCATCACCGGGGGCGTATTGGGCGCACTGGCCAGATTGGCCGTGGCGTTAGCCGCCGTAACGGGTAAATTCAGAAAATCGAGTATGCTCATAGTTATCCACTTGGAGAAATGATAGCTTCGTCCTTGGACGGAGTGGTTTCGGTCAAGTGCATTTCGCGCTGAGCAATGTCGATCCTATTGGCCGTTTCGTGAACCTTGCGCTTCTCCTCAGTCACCGCGAGGTTATTCTTGATGTGATCCTGACCAGCCTGATAAGCCATCTTCTTCTGCTCAAACTGAGCCTGAAGTTGGACCTTAGCCTGGTGGGCCTGAGCCGTAATGAGAGCAGCCTGAGCCTTGGTCGACTCGTTCTTCATCTCCTGAACCTTGAATGGATCCGGTTGCGGAGGCGGAAGCTGATCGGGCGGCGTGATGTAATCAGTGACGTTATGGATGCCTTCGAGCTTGAAGATATCCGACACGTAATTGAACATACCCTTGGGCTGAAACATCTGCGCGGCAGGGCTTTGCATGACCATAGCGGCCAACTGCATACGCTTCTGCGCCTCGCGGGCCTGCTCACCGTATCCGAGGTGGAAGCTGACGGTACACGTCTTGCGCTCTTTCCACGTCTGCGGATCGATCTGTACCCAGTTACCAGCAAGCTCAACGATCTTCTGCTTCTTCTCGTTCTCAAGCACCAGCTTGTAGACGCGGAGATACAGAGGGACCAAGAAGTTGAACGCAAAGTTGCGCGCAATGACCTTCTGGCGGGTCTGCGAGAGGTTCACAAGGTCATTAATCATGCCCTGCGAGTTCTGGTTGCTGATGGCGTCCTTGTTGAGACCCTGAGACAGCGTCGAGATACCAGTGGTCTTCTCGTTGTTCGCCTCAGCCAACTGAAGCAATTGGAACGTGAAGGGGTTCAGACTGCCCTGATGCAGCGGATTGACTGCATCCGGGCGCGTGACGTTGACGATACCACCGAGGCGGTTATCGAGAAGCTCGCGCGGGTTCGTAAGGCCCCCACGGACCACAGTGTAGCGCGGGTTATTCGTGATGTTAGCGTGGTCGATGATCTGACGGGTCAGCGTCGAGCGGACGTTCTGCGTCTGGATGACCTTGGCCGCAAAGTTGTTGCCGTAGAAGCTGTGAGGGATCGGCAGAGGCACAAAGGCAATGAACGGAAGCTCTTCGACCTCTTCAATATCCAAGGTCTCACTACCGGCCCGAACTACCTTGTACAGGCGCTCACCTTCGGATCCCTTGCGGACCAGCTTCATGTAGCACTCATGGACCAAGACGTACTCACGCTCTTCCTGACCGTTGTCAGGCTTGGCGAAGATGTTGGTCTCAAACTGACGGAAGCGAGCCAGCTTCTCAGGAGCCATGTCCTGGCCGTAGCGGTCCTCGTCGTTGATGCGCTTGATCTTGTCCTTGTCGTAGCCTTCGCGGATCAACTCAGCGCGGGTCTTGACGGTCGAGTGACACGTAAAGTACTCGCCACTAAGCTCTTTGGCCTCAGGCTCGATGGAGAACTCTTCCGGGTTCACAATCTCGATGCGGACCTGAGACACGTCGATCTTATGGGTCAGCTTACCTTTGAAAAGGCCTGTTTCCTCGTCCTGTTCGGCCTCAAGCTCCTTGACCTCCTTGCGGGACGCAAGGGCCTCGACCTGATCGACCGGGAGACCATCGAACTCTTCGTCGCGGTACTCGTACCGTTCATCCCACCAGATCTTGGCGACACCCGCACGGGCCGTCAGACCATCATGGATAGCATCGTTGAAGATCTGGTAGCCGTTGTTCTGCCTGTGGACCACATAGTCCGTGTAGAGCGTGGCGATACGGGAGGACTCAACGTCCTGAGGGTTCTGCGGATCGAACTTGACGATCTGGAAGCCTGACGCAAACGTCTCCAGAAGTTGGCCCTTCATAGCCTCTACGGAGTCGTAAACATCATTCGAGACGTAGCCGCTGGAGCCTTCTTTCTGCTTCTTAGGAAGATCACCGTTGTAGTAACCGATGACCTTTTCGCGCTCCATCGACAGCTTCGAGTTGTACCAAGCCACCGAGGCTTTGATCTTATTGTCGATGATAACGCCAATGGACTTTTCGTCCAGTTGACTCTTATCCATTGCTTTCCTTAAATGACTGGCACGTAATATTCGTCAGTAACAGTGATGGGCGTAAACACGCCATCGTGTATGTGATTACACAAAGCGAGAGACATGACGCAGTCGTCGTGGTTGCCTTCTTCGGCCTCCATCTTACCGCTCTCAGTCACAATGTAGCTGAGCATTTCACGCAGCGTGGTCTTGTCGTTGATCTCTATTTCACGCTCACGCAGAGAGCCGCGAAGCCGATCAATAATCAGGGGCTTTGTGCGGGCATTGGTCTGGAAGCCGATCCTGATGGACTCTTTGTCGTTCAGTTCACCTTCAGCGATATCAGTGAAGATATTCGGATACGACAGGTCCCTACCGAGACGAATGGCTGTCAGGATACCGTGGTTATTCGACTCAACTGCAATTCTGGCTTCGTTGTAGTAAGTTCCGAGCCAGTACAGAGTATCTGCGAAGAAATCTGGATGGATATGTCCTCTCCAGACGGCAACTTGACGCTTGTGGCTGTCCAGAACTTGGGCGACCGAAAAGTCTCCGTTTCGCTGTCCCATAGCAACGTCAGCCCCGATGTAATAAATCTCTTGGGGGTCTTTTTCGTGGTAGACAAAGAGTTCGCCTCTAGGGTGCTTCTCGAAACGAGCGCCCTCAAGAGCCATTCGGTACATAGGTTCCGGGGCGTTACCGAGCATTTCGTGTATCTGCTCAGGGTTAAACACAGGTCGACCGGAGCTAATGAAAGCTTCATCAGCGTTCGACGGGTATTCCTGCATGAACGCTTCGCGCCCGTTGATGGCGATACGCCTGCGACGGAACATAAGCTGCTCATTGTCGAGGCCGTACTTAAGGACCAGGTCCTCTTCCTCGAAGGTCCGCTCGAAGTCCTCAGGGACAGGCTCGCGGTACTCGTCCGAGTCAAACCACGGACTGAAGAACGGAATGAAGCCGTTCGATCCATCCACAGCACCCTTCCAAAGCTCATAGAAGGGGCCAGACATACCGTTGGCGGTGCTTTCCACGAACACTGCGGTATCAGGCGTATTAGGGATGGCCTGCATGAGCGCGTTGAGGTTGTCAGCAGCGGTTGCTTTAGGCCAAAAGGCCACCTCAGATAGGTGTGCGTGGGTGATGGTTTCACCACGGGCAATCGAGTCGCCGCCCGCAGTAGCCACCATGAGAGACGTATCGAGAGCATCGAAGGAAAGTTCGCGCCTCGAAGAGTACTTCGTGGAGGGCTTTAGAAGCTCAGGGACATTCTCATGGGTACGCTTGTACATATCGAACAAGGCGCGGGTCGAGTCAGCGACGTGCGCGACCACTAGACCCTTCTTGGCCTTGTGCTGACTCAGGAACCAGTAGAGCCAGCCGTGAACGAAAGTGGAAAGGCCCTGCTGACGGGCCTTAAGGATGACAACACGGACCTTTCCAGTTGCCGCATACTGCGCGGTGAGTTGTCGAAGGAGCTTCTTCTGTACGCGGTTGAGGTTAAACGCCTTGACCTCACCGTCTTTCGTTCGGATCAAAATTGCTTTTGATGCGTAATACTCAAAGTCTTCTAAAAGGCGCTTACGAATCTGCGCCAGTTTCTGATCCATCATCACTTTCCTTGGCTAGAGAAGCAAGCCACTCCTCAGCCTTGTTGATGGTGACTTCCGATTTGGCGACGGGCTTGGCCTTGGTCCATTCGAGGACCTGACGCGCCGCAGCGAGCCTCAGGCGAATATCGCCGGGCTTCCGCATAAGCAAAAGAGTAGCTTCGAGCGCCTCTTCGGCAGCAGCGTTAAGATCAATCCCTGCCTTCTTGATGGTTTCCATATCCTTCTTCACCTGTTTTTCCGCTTTCCTCCATGCTTTTTCATTGGCTTTCCTTGTCATACCGACGTGCTGACCAAGCGTCCTGCCCATGTTCTGAGAGTGCGCCTTGGTCTGTTGATGCCGGAGGTTCAGCCATTCAGCATAACCGGGTACGGTCTGCTTCTTGTGCGTATGGACGCCGGGATTACATGGATTGTACGGACGGATAGCCTTAGGATGAGGGTTGTCTTTGGGTCCCTGCTTCTTGGGAGGCGGGGG